TAATTCCTTCATAGGATATGACCATTCTGCTGGAAAAAAAAGTATTTTACCTTTTTCAGGCTTTATTTTGTATTTTCCTCCGTAAAAAGACGTTTCGCCACCATCTTCTACATTATTCAAATATATCAAATATGTAATTACTCTATATCCATCGTTTTCTTCATTAAAATCATCATGCATTGTATATCTTCCTTTCATTTTTTCATATTTTTGAATCATTAAATTTTTAACATACATATTATTATATCCATAGGTTGGATAAGCTTCTTCCTTTATTTTTTTAATATATTTTGAAAGACAATTCTGTAATTCAGAAGTTAAGCATATTTCGATATTTTTCCATTTTGGATCATTATGTGGAATAATAAAATCTCGCGTATCTTTCACATGTTTAAGTACTCCTGCCAATACAGTTCCATCATATCTATTATTTTCTAATTCATACATTTGGATTATTTCATCACAACATATATCTGGTATTGCATTTCGAAATTCTTGCACAAAAGGATCATTCATTATATAGTAAATAATTACTATATTTTATCATATTTTTTTATATTAAATTTATATATTCATTAAATTTATATATTCATTATACTTTGAAAAAGTAAAAACCTATATAAGAAGATGTATTATTTGATGCAGCAACTACATTTGGTTGGGTTAAGTTTGTAGTAGAATTACCAGCAGCACCTTGGGAACCAGTAACACCTGTATTTCCGGGATCACCCTGGCAAATATTAGATCCAGCATTTCCTTGACCGCCTTGAGCACCTTGGGCTCCACAATTTACTGTTATTTGCCCTCCATTTGCAAAAGTAATATTACATGGACTTGTATTTGATACTGTATAATTAACTGGCGAGCCTAGTGGAATATATTGTGTAAAATAAATAGACGACCCTGCTCCTCCTGATCCTCCTGCTCCTCCTGGTCCGCCAGCTCTAGGACGTTTTGCTTGACCCATCGGACAATTATCTGCGTGTCCAGGTACGCCTTGTGCACCTTGTGCACCTTGTGCGCCAATTGCACTATACATATATACTTTTACTGCATCACTCCAAGATGGAACTGAAACTGTACCCTGGCTAGTAGTTCCAGTACTATAACTTATTCCATTTGATGCAATGCTATAACTGGTTGCAATATCTGTATTTGATATTCTATAGTTTAAAGGATTATCTATTTTTACGAAACTACTTGTAGTCGTTCCAAATGTAGGAAAATTTGTATATGAGCTTGTAATATTTACTGATCCAGGGGTTACAACCATATTATTTATATTTACTCCTTTGTATTGGTATGTCATTCGTTATATATATTATATATCAATCTTTTTCATTTTTACATTCTTTTTGTATTATTTATTTTACCTAAAATGAGTAATATATTATTTTATATATGTAAATTTAGGCATTCATATCATATTTCGATAATAATTCTTTATTTTAGGGATTTCCCCAAAATTATTTTCTTTTTGTAGTGTATAACTAACCAAAAAAATGGCTGGTGGTCTTATGCAACTCGTCGCCTATGGCGCCCAAGATGTGTTCCTTACCGGAACCCCCGAGATTACTTACTGGAAGGTGTCTTACAGACGCCACACAAACTTCGCGATGGAGAGTATCGAGCAGACATTCTCCGGTCAGGCTGATTTCGGTCGCCGTGTTACCTGCACTATCAGCAGAAACGGTGATCTTGCCTACCGCACCTACCTCCAGGTTACTCTCCCCGAGATTAACCAGGCCCTCGGCAACGGTGGTGATGTCTATGCCCGCTGGCTCGACTTCCCCGGTGAGCAGCTCATTGCTCAAGTCGAGGTTGAGATCGGTGGTCAGCGCATCGATCGCCAATACGGTGATTGGATGCACATCTGGAACCAGCTCACCATGCCTTCGGAGCAGCTCAAGGGCTACTTCAAGATGGTCGGCCACACTACCCAGCTTACCTACATCACTGATCCCACCTTCGCCAATGTCTCTGGCCCCTGCGCTGCCTCTGGTGGCCCCACCCAGGTGTGCGCTCCCCGCAACGCCCTTCCCGAGACCACTCTCTACGTGCCTCTCCAATTCTGGTTCGCCCGCAACCCCGGTCTTGCTCTTCCTCTTATTGCTCTCCAATACCACGAGGTTAAGATCAACATCGATTTCCGCCCCATTGGTGAGTGCCTCTGGGCCGTGAAGTCCCTTTCCGCCACTTCTGGTACCCAGTCTGTCGCCCAGGCTTACCAGCAGTCCCTTGTTGCCGCCTCTCTCTACGTCGATTACATCTTCCTCGATGCCGACGAGCGCAGAAAGATGGCCCAGAACCCCCACGAGTACCTCATCGAGCAGGTGCAATACACCGGCGACGAGTCTGTGGGTTCCTCCTCCAACAAGATCAAGCTCAACTTCAACCACCCCTGCAAGGAGCTTATCTGGGTTGTGCAGCCCGACGCCAACGTCGATTACTGCGCCTCCCTTGATGCTGCCTCCGTGCTCTTCAAGACCCTTGGTGCCCAGCCCTTCAACTACACCGATGCCATCGATGCTCTTCCCCCTGCTATCCATGCTTTCGGTGGTCCTGCTGAGACCTCTGGTGCTAACGCTTTCATCACTGGCTCTGGTCTCTTCCAGATGGCTGGCGCTGCCAACGTTAGCGGCATGAGCTCTCAGAGCGACTGGGCCTCCAACAATGCCAACATGACTCCTTTCACGGATGCTGCTGCTGGCGCTGTTACTGGCTCCACTCTCTCTGATGCCGGCACCTTCGTCATCGCTGAGACTGCTCTTGACCTTCACTGCTGGGGTGAGAACCCCGTGGTCACTGCCAAGCTCCAGCTCAACGGCCAGGACCGCTTCTCTGAGCGCGAGGGTTCCTACTTCGACGTCGTCCAACCCTTCCAGCACCACACCCGCACCCCCGATACCGGTATCAACGTGTATTCCTTTGCCCTTAGACCCGAGGAGCACCAGCCCAGTGGCACGTGCAACTTCTCCCGTATCGACAACGCCGTGCTCCAGCTCGTTCTCTCGTCTGGCACCGTTGCTGGTACCGCGACTGCTAAGGTTCGCGTCTATGCCGTTAATTACAACGTGCTCCGTGTGATGAGCGGCATGGCGGGTGTTGCCTACTCCAACTAAACACGATATATCGTGTCGTTTAATATTAAATACTTATGTATTTTATATTATGAGTCAAATAATAGATCAAATGTATCATGTGATCATGTGTTTTGCTTTAAAAAATCATCTTGAAAAAGCAAAAAAGCAGAAAACATGGTAAAGCAAAAAGCAAAGGTGTTCATAATATCGACATCCTTTGTTTTTGCTTTTAAAAATAAAAGTTTTGCTTTTACAAATTATTATTTTAAAGCAAAAGTGTATAGAGACATACTTCTATAGTATAGTATCGGTATAACATAAAATACTGTTTAACAATAACTATGAGCACCTTTGATATTGTGAATCTGATTGAAAACTGTCCCGTCCTGGATAATACGTATGATTGTAAATTGCTTGAAAAGGTAAAGAGATCGTTGAATGAAAATGAACAAAAGATTTTTTTGACACATTATTATTGTTATCACAAGTATGATCCTGAGAAAGATTTTGTCATCGATTTGGATAATGTGTGGAAATGGCTTGGTTTCAGTCAAAAAATAAAGGCAAAATATTTACTTGAAAGACATCTAAAACAGGATGTTGATTATATTGTATCAAAGGATCGTAAAGAAGAAAAGAAAGGAGGAAGAGGTGGTCATAATAAAGAAACGATCCTTATGAATATGAGATCATTCAAGAAATTGTGCATGACCGCGGATACCCAAAAAGCATGTGAAATACAGGAACAGTTTATTAAATTCGAAAAAATTATGATTGAGTATGTTCTTGAAGACGAGAATGACGAATTAAGGTCTCAGCTACAAACCAATACTGTAGAAACTGAAAATCGAGTCATATATGAAAAGGCGTTAGAACGGGAAAAAACTTTGTTGGAAAAGTATGCTATATCAGGACCTCTTATCTACATTATTAAGGTAAAGACCTATCCAGATGGCACCTATATTATTAAAATCGGAGAAAGTCGAATGGGTATTCGTATGAGATATGGTGAGCATAAACGAAGTTATGACGAATGTGTATTGCTCGACTGTTTTCCGATTGAAAAGAGTAAGAATTTCGAGAAATTCCTTCATCAGCATCCAAAGATTCGTCCCAACAAAGTAAAGAACTTGGAGAATCATGAGAATGAGAATGAGCTCTTTTTGGTCGGAAAAGAATTAACATACAAGATGGTTATTGATATCATTCAGCAACACAAGAACAACTATAACTACAATGTGAATGATTTACTTACCAAGATTGAAATGTTAGAAACCAAGATCGAAATGTTGGAAACCGAGAATAGAAATCTGAAGGCAAATACCTATGTTCATGAAAATATGAGTACTTTGCAAACAACCCCATCTATTGCTCAATCAGATATTTCATTACTTATATCCAACACTCAAAAATATATAGAATCAGCGATAAAAGATTCGAATCGTATATTGTCCGAAAAGATCGCATCCATAGAACGCACTATTTGTGATACGTCCAATAAGACCAAAGAGGTAAAGATGACAACCGGGTTCAACGCCCAACTCCCCCAGCTGGGTCCGCGTCTCCAGAAAATCAACCCCGATACAATGCAGCTCATCAAGGTCTATGATTCCGTTACCGAGGCCATGAACGAGGACAAACACATCAAGCGTCCCTCCATCATGAAGGCGATCCGGGAAAACACGGTATATTGCGGCTTCCGCTGGTTGCTCGTAGAAAGAA